ATCACCGTACCTCTTAAAGTAATTGTTATATGACTTTAGTAATATTCTTTTAAAACCTGAACAATCAACAAATAAATCTCCTGGTATAGGATTATCATGTCCTCTTTTTTTACACCATACAGACTTGATTGTTTGATCTTCATTCTTCTCATACCCTAAAACTTCATCATCAATATATTCTATGTTGTGTTTCTTTAACACAAACTTTTTTAAAAATTTTCCTGTCTTATAAGTATCTAAATGAAGTGCTGTATTATTTTTTCTTAAATCTTTGTAACCACCATAACCCATTAATTTTTTATATGGATTATCATGTGGGTGATCTGCTCTTACAAATGGTAGTTTATTATGTTTCATACAGAAACCTTGTAAACTAGAATTTTTTAAATTTTCAGCAACAGCATACATCTTCATTGCGTCATAGTCATCACTTGGATATGAGTTAGGTGTATTTAAAAACTCACCTATGGGTGAATTAAAATGTTCACCTTTTTTATACCAATCTCTATGTTGAATACCTATCTTATGTGTTGCACCTGTTTCTTTCATAAACACACCCTCAGGTATGCCTACTTGTTTTAGAAAGTTATTGAATAAACCAGTGGTACTTTCACCCACACCAATAATAGGTATCTCTTCCGAGGCAATAACCGTAATCTTAATATAAGGTGGTGTTGTATCTCTTAAATAACAAGCTGCTGTCCAACCTGCTGTGCCACCACCAACTATTACTATGTTTTTAATCTTCTTCATCTATGACAATCTCTAAAGGCGTTTTCTTTGTTCTTTTTCTTTTTCTAACTTTAATCTCTTTCTTTTTAGGAAGTTCATCTGTCTTAGGACTATTCTTTCTTAAAAATTCTATAAACTGATTCTTGTAATCTTTGTTTGTATCATTAGGATCAATATGTAAATCTGCTAAATTAGCGTCTTCAATAAGTTTTGCTTTTATGTTTACTTGTTTCTTTTCTTTTTGTATTCTTCTAATAAAAGCATAATAGATTATTTGCGTAAAATATGCAAATGGATTTTTAGATTTCTTTGGATTAAAATTACTTAAATATTGTAAGCAGTTTTCTATACCATCACTAATCATATCATCTCTAAATGTGTAATTAATAAAGTTAGGTCTGTACGACAAGTGGTTTGCGATTTTTAAAAAACACTCACCTATGTAATTAGTCACAGGTGGTTTTCTTCTTCCTCTTTTTTCTGCCTTGTCGCAACGCTCTTTAAATTCTGTCATTGCTTGTAGAAATTTTTTGTTATCTACATAATGTTCGCTTCTTTTTTTACTCATATTATTATTATACAACAATGGTTGTATTATGTCAACTCCCTCTAATGGTTGGTAAAGGATATTTTATGTTTTTATCCTTTATAGTTATCTCGTCAAAAAATGTAATTAGTGTTAGTCGGTCTTCAATTCCTTTATGTACATGAGCATTGTGATAGTTAAAACCATCAAAGCATATCATTCTATTATATCTGCCTTTATAGGATATAGTTTCTTTGTAATCACTTACCCACTTTTCTCTTGTTTTGTGATACTCTTCTTTTTGTTCTTTTGAAAAACTATTAGGGTTCTTAAAAAACTCTCGTTTTATACTATCATCACCAGGTGTGTAAAAAGAATCTTTAGGTTCATATATTGATGTACCTGCATCTGATTCTGATAGAAATATAATTGCTGTTAATATTGATCTTTTATCTGTGTGTATCCAACCATCATAGTCTATGCCTGCAGGTATTTTTTGAAATACTGAATATGATTTATATTGTATTGTTTCTGATTCGTTTGGATATAAAGAAGATAAAATCTTTACATTTACATGATTGTATAAATTATAATTAACTTTGTGTAAAGGTTCTGATCTTCTTCCTGGCGATACACCATCGTTTTTATATTCGCAGGATTCTGCAACTTTAACCACTGCTTGTGGATTATTTAAAAAATTATCTATACAAGTATTCGCAAATAACATTATTTCTTTTTCATTGTAAAAAGTTTATCTAAAACATAATACCAAACACCGTTTATACTAGGTTCTATCAATGCAACTAGTCCTGCCTCAAACAAACTAGCGCCTGTCAATGCGGAAACAACAGACATTGCAATAATAATGTGACCTATTGTATATACTAATGCTCTACCTATACTAGTATTTGCTATAAGTTTAAATATACCTTGTCTAAATTCACTCATAATATCCTCACTACTTGACAAATTTTGTTTTCAGGTGTATAATACCCATGTGGGTGCTTCACCAGAAGACTTAGCTACCTAATGCAACTTCTTACTAGGCATTCTTAATTTTTCAGCAAAGTCTTTTAACTTCTTCTTTGTCTGAGTATCATTTTCCATTTCATCAAGCATCTGATCATAATCTTCCTCTGATAAATCTCTTTCAATATAATCAGGTAATTTCTGTGGTACTTTATACGCTAAAAGTTTTTTATAACGAGCAGTAAATGGTTCACTTGCATTACAGATGGTTAATATTTTATCTTTTGGTATTGTCACTATTTTATCATCTGTAAAACCAACCCATTTAACAAGGGCGATATAATCTGATACGCCCATAGCGCCTATGTGTGGCACATACTTGATTAACATAGGTTCATCTAATCTTAGTAAATTAGATTTCTTTGTTAGTTGACTTTTTGATAATGTACAACAAATCTCTTCACCTGAAACCAACTTTATTATTTTAGCGTTTGTAGTGTCTAATTGTTCGTGCATTATGCTTTTAGGTTTACATTGTGTATTTCGTATGCAAACCCCTCCTCGTTGTAAATATTTATTCTTTCCTGGAAGTGTCCTAGCGTATAATTCTTTTTATCTCGGTGCGTCAAATCATCAGCAATATCATATAAGGTAGCCTGCGATTTATTCTCACCCATTCTTAAACCTCTACCAATACTCTGCAAGTTTCTAATACGAGATTTACTAGGACTTGCAAAAACTAAATTATGTAAATTTCTTATATTGATACCTGTACTAAATGTACCATAACTTGCAACAATAATAGCGTTATCAGATTTTTCAGTAATCTCTCTAACCTTTTCTCTTTGTTCAGCATCAACACCACCATATACAAAAAAGACCTGTTTATCATTACCTGCTTTTTCTTTTATCATTCTATATAATTCTTTACCATGTTTTTCTACTAACTGAAACAATATCAAACTATTACCTTGTAAATCTAAACTTAAATTTCTAATAAACTTATTTCTAGTTTCATCTGTAACCAAGTATTCTAATTCTTCATGGTACTTTGAACCAGATAATCTTTTAGCAGTGCCATCTAGGTATTTTAAAATTAAACAATATACTTTTAGATTAGCAAGTTGTTTTTTTTCTATAAGTTTTTTTGTTTTTGCTACTTGCATTACAGGCCCAAACAATCCTTGTAAAACTAATTTGTGTGTTTTACTATCATCTAAAGTACCTGTCATACCAATACGCCAAGGACAATCTACAAGTTTTGTCATTATTTTAGTTAATGATACTGCCTTGAACAAGTGTGCTTCATCACCTATTACAGCACCAAACTGAGTAAAAAATTCTTTAGGTAGTTTATATAAAGATTGCCAAGTAGATATTAACACAGGTTTACTTTCATCTATTTCATAACCATGATATTTTCTAGTGATTACATTATCTACATCACAACCATAATCTTTAAAATCTTTATATAATTGTTCTACTAGTGAAGTTGTAGGTACTATGATTAATATTTTTTTACCTTCAGGCAATACATCACCACCTTGACCTGGTATACCTTTCATCATAAAATATTTAACCAACATATATGAGATAAGCGATTTACCAGAGGCAGTAGGTGATAGTAATAAACATCTTTTTCTATCTAATGAATATTTAAATGCACTTGTTTGATAATCTCTAGGTTCAATTGGTAAATTAAATTCTTCAAATAGACGACTTACATCCTCTTTGTTAAACATTTCTGGTTTGTAATATAGGTCGTTTGGTCTATCTACTTCTATATTATTCTTTGTGCAATAATCAATTAAATAATCCAACAGACCTACATAGATTTGTCCTGTGGCATAAGAGTATAATCTTATCTTGCCATCCCAAACTCTATTTCTATATTGTGGAGTAAACTTATATC